GTGGTGGTTGCTAATTCCGCCATAACCGTAACACAGGGAAATGCTATAAATACTCCATACCAAGCAAGTGCGGGAACGTATGTTTTTGTTACGGTTGCTGCTTCCAAAGAAATACGGTTACAGGTTTATCGAACAGCAGCAACGTGGACGGCAGCACAACTTTTTGCAGCAGTCACAAGATTGGGCTATATGAGAATAGCATAAGATGAACCAACCACTCATCCATAAAATTCGTGATATTCAGAGACAGGAAGGCAACTCAGCTTGTTTTCATACTGGTAAATCGCAGTGCCCGTTTGAACGAGTGTGTATCTGGGTAGAAATCTGTCTGGCTGAACAGTATCCGAAGGCAACATGGCATTACGAGGTGTACCAATGAATATCAGACAATGCAATACATGTGGAAAGTCCTGAATTGTTTATAAAAGCCTTGCACTATTTGATTAAACATCAGAAGGAGGTGTATCAATGAAAAGATGGTTGATGGTATTGGCCCTGGTGGTCATTGTATGGCCGGCATATATCGGCACTATGGTGCGTGACCAGAATGATGTGGCCCTGGATAATCTACGATCTGAGATGTCCCGACTTGAAGAACAGTTTATCACACAAGATCTTTATATATACAAGGATGTGGCTAATCTTTATAGTCTATATGGAGAGGTGCAGGTCCAGATAAAACATTCCAGTGCTTATACGCATCAGCACAAGACTCTTGATCTATCTGTCCTTGATTCCTGTGGTATTATAACTAATGGTCAGGGTCATGGTTCGTGCGTGGCCATACGGTCTAATCTAATGTTGACTGCCGGACATTGTATCGGTATAGACGGGACGTGGATAGAGGTTGGCGGACAACAGTATAGGATACTGAAACAGTGGAAGAGTAAACAGTACGATGTAGGGTTTGTGGAGATTGAGGGCGAACTTCCATTTGTTGAACTGGCTGGGCGTGATCCAGAATTATTGGATGAAGTATTCCTGGTCGGGTCTCCGTATAATGTTCTATTTGAGCGGAGTATAACGAAAGGCGTTATCTCGCATCTCGAACGTCACATCTACGATCATGTAGGACTGATCCAGACTGATGCAGAGGGAGCACCAGGATCGAGTGGTTGTCCATTGTTCTGCGAACGAGATCGTATCATAGGTATTTGTGTGGCCGGACCGAATCCCGGTGGTGGGGTAGTTTTATGCGAGCCGGTTGAACACATTAGACAGGCATTGGAGGAATACGATGGAGGTTGCTAACGATGACCCTGGACCTCATAGGAACTGTATTGCAGGTAAGTACCATCGGCTGTTCGCTAATCGCGGCACAACTTTTGACACGGAAGAGAACAGAACGGTGGGGATACCTGGTGATGCTGGTGAGCCTGCCGGTGTACGCTGCATTGGAAGCGTACTATGCCGAATGGGTCTTCTTTTGCCTCAACCCTATATATGTCTGGCTTTACTATAAGGCCCTTAGAGAACATTGGAGATAACATGCCACTGCTCAAGGGAAAGAAAAATGTGGGTAAATATGACGAACCACAGGCGGGCGAATGGGTTCAGCCGGTCAGAGAAGACTATAAATTACGTTGCTGTGATTGTGGTCTTGTGCATCGTATAGATTTCAGGATAAAGGAAGGTCATATCCAGTTTCGAGCATTTCTAGATAATCGTGCTACCGGACAGAGTAGACGGCATAGAAGGAATAACAATGGCTAAGGGGAACCACAAAGCAAAAGATCCTAGTGACCTGACCCCGCAGGGTAAGGCCCATCTGACTACTATACAGTTAACTAAACTGATTAAGCAGATTGGTAGTGAACAACATACGATAGATGATGAGGGCAGATCGCTCACTAAGGTAGAAGTGCTGGCCCGATTGGTGTGGGATAAGTCGCTCGGGTACACTGAAAAGATTCCTGAGACCGGGGAAGAGACCAGACATGCTCCTGATAAATTCTTCATCTCGATGTTGTGGGACAGGCTTGAAGGTAAGGTTCCGACAGTCGGTAAAGAATCAGAGGAAGGCAAGAGTAAATTGTCTGATAAGATTGGCGAACAGCAGAAGAAGCGATTGAACCAGTTGGCTGACGGACAATAATGGAATCGGTTATCGAACAACTTAAACCGCAGTTATCAGAACCATTTCCGAACACGCCGGAATTTTTGACGTGCTCGAAGACTGGATTGAAGGTGCCTAAACAGGAGAACGCCAACCTGGTTTATCGGCAGAAGATAATCGCTGCCGCTGAGAATGACAAGGGAATGCAGACCGATTTAATGGCAGCCTGTGAAGAATCATTACTATATTGGATCAATAGTTTCTGCTGGACTTTCCATCAATTTGATGTTCAGGATGGTGGCCGTGTTATGTCTCCCAATCCCGATGTTCCGTTCGTAACCTGGGAAATCCAGGATACAGCCTTAAACGAACTTGAAAGATGCCTGGGTAAAGCTGATAGTAACAAAGACAAGGCCACGATAGCAGAAGATATATTGTTTGATAAGTCCCGCGATATGGGTGCTTCATGGATTTGTATCGCATTCATTCACCACTTGTGGTTGTTCAAACAAAAGGCTCAACTACTTGAGTTATCAAGAGTGGAAGATTATGTGGACAAAGCGGGCAACATGAAAGCCTTGTTTCAGAGACACGATTATATCAACAAGTGGTTGCCTAACTGGATGGTCCCCCCAGATTGTAAACCGGGACAACGTGAACGCACTAAGATGCACATGGGCAACCGCTTGATTGAATCCTGCATAGATGGTGAATCTACCACGAAACATGCTACATCGGGTGATAGGCGAACTGTGATTTTGCTGGACGAGTTTTCTAAAGTAGAGAATGGTTCCGAAATGCGTTCAGCGACTCGTGATGCTGGATTGATGCGGATAATAAATTCTACACCGGCTGGTCCGGGAACGGAATATAGCAAGTGGAAAAAATCTGGGAAGATTAAAGTGTTTCCGTTGATGTGGTGGGATCACCCGGATAAAGGAAAAGGTAGATACACGGTTCAAGATTCAGTTACAGGTGCCTGGAAGATTCGTTCGCCCTGGTATGACGCCGAGGAGAAGATTCGGTCTCCTAAAGAAATGGCCCGAGAGATAGACGCTACCGATATGGAAGCTGGATCACTTCGTTTGACTACGGATAACATCAGGAAACATATTGTCCTGTTCGGGCGGGAGCCGAAATCCAGGTGGTCGGTTAATTTTAAGAGAGGTATTGCCAACGATGGAATCGCAACCATACTTAAGCGACGGGACATATCTAACATTGACGCCAGACGAGTCAGTAAAGATGGTGAGCTTAGAATCTGGGTGGAACTGCCAAACGGACGACTGGATCAAACCAAAGACTACATCTGTGGGATTGACTTGTCTAAAGGTCAGGGAGCTTCCAACTCCGTCGTGAGCATAAAATGTAAACAGACCGGAGAGAAGGTTGCCGAGTGGCGTGATGCCAACACTCCCCCTTACGAGATGGCTAGGATAGGGGCAGCCCTGGCCCTGTGGATCGGTGGGCGGCGTAAACTACCATTTTTGAAGTGGGAGAAGAATGGCCCTGGTTGGGATTTTGGTAGGGTTATGGTAAAGGATTATCACTATCCGTACTATTACCGCAACCGTAAACCAGGTGATGCTAAAGAGCGTAAGTCAAAACAGTATGGTTGGCAAAGTGGTAGAGATCCGAAAAACATTCTGCTAGACGCATACGACCGGGCATTGGCCGGCAGTAAATACATCAATCATTCTATCTGGGCATTAGAAGAGGCCCTGAATTATGTGTATTACGATAGTGGTGGATGTGGTCCTGCCGAACTTGTAGAGGAAACGGACTCGGCCAGGAAGACTCACGGTGACTGTGTGATAGCTGATGCTCTTACGATTGATGATAGTGACATGGGACAGGGTAAATTACAGGAACGTACTGGTACTACCACTATGCGATCTGCCTGGTATCGTAAGAAGGTATCACAGGAAACCAGGAAACGTGAACGAGTAGGATCGGCTTTTGACTTCAGAAGGTG